GGCGTGCGCCGCCACCACGCCGACGCCGAAGCTGCCGGTAACCTCCTGATAAGGCACCACATCCCATCGCGCCCCGGCCTTGTGGTCGTATCCCAGCCCGCCGGAGCTTCCCTGCTTGCCGGGGTTTGCAGTCGCCCCCGACCATCCGGAGCCTGGCGTGATTTTGGTACCGGGTGCGGCCATCTAATGGTGCCCTTGAAAAATGGCCGGTCGGGAGCGTGAATCCCGACCGGCCCTGCCCCACACACGAGCCGGGATTTAGCTCACGGCCGCCTCAGTGTTGAGGATGGCGTCGCACTCGCGGATCGGCATCCCGAGGAAGCTCACGACCTCCTCGCCATCGACTTCACGCAGCGAAAGCTGCACGTTGGTCGTGTTGGCCGCCTGCTTGTGCAGGAACTCTTTGACCCGCGTGTTGCAGTAGATCGCGGCGCGACCGTTCATCACCCGACGCTGGCGCAGCCGGTAGTAGGCCGTCACCATGCTGTCGATCAGGTCCGCACCGCTGCCCGCGTCGTTGGTCAGGTCCGACACGTCGATGTTGCACACACGGGAGACGTACCGCCAGTCACGGACGCTGACGCCCGTGTGCCACGAGAACTTCTCGCGGTACACGTCGTACAGCGAGCCGTCGCTGTTTTCCTTGGTCGTCTTGCCCTTGTCCTCGCGCTGCAAGCCGCCCTGGGTGCCCTTGGGGTACAGCAGGTGCGCCGTGCGCTCGCCCCACACGATGAACCAGATGGACGTGTTGTCCGAGCCGGACCCGCCCGCCTTGACGATCTGGTTGCCGTTGGGCGCGGTCGTGTCGTTGAAGCGCGGGGCCAGGCCCAACACCTTCTCCGGGTCGGTCGCGGTGTCGTGGTAGAACAGGCCCGACGCCATCTCGATGTTCATCGCTTCGATGAACGCCGACGCCTCGGAGAGCCGAAGCGCCGCTCTATCAGCCGAGATATCGACCAGCGTCGCATCGACCTCAGACCACGCTTCGAGCATGCCGGTGGTGTCGTACACCTGAGCCGTCTGACTCTTGCCGGGGTTGACGCCCTGATACAGCTTGCGCCACGCCACGCCGGGCAAGCCCGTACGCACGGTGGTCAGGTGCTTGGTCCCGTCGTTGCATTCGAGCGTGATCGCATCCTGCAAGATGGGGTTGATCTGCGCCATCATTTCGATGATGGCCGCGATCTGGCTGTTCGGATCGCTGCGACGGTAAACGTCGGCCAGCGTCAGGTAGGTGCTGCCGATGGTTGCGTTGTACATGATCATTCCCTGTTGTTAAGGGTTGCTTGTTGAGTTTTTCTCATCACGCCGCGCACAGCGACGCGATCATTCCCCACTGCTGTTCGCTTCCGGGTACAGGATCGACGCGGTGTCCTTCGGATCGCCGCCGCCCGGCGAACCACTCGCCGGTTGTTCCTCACCCATCGCCTTGCCGATCTTGGCGAAGCAACGGACCAACTCGGGGTGATTCCCGAAGCCGGTTTCGTTGAGCGCCTTCTTAAGCTCAGGCGACGCGAATTTCTCCACGGCCTGCCGGGAAGCCTTCACGGTGGCGTCGTACTTGTCGCCGCCGATCTCCTTGTCCGACTTGACCGCCTTCCCCCACTCTTCCACTTGGGATTTCCAAGTCTCCTGCTGCTGCTCTGCGGCCTTGGCCGCGTTGGTGTTTTCCTGTTCGAGCAGCTTTTCGGCCTGTTCCTGTGTCAGGCCCAGTTTCCTGGCACGCTCGGTGATTTGCTCGAGCGCGGCATCGTCGAGATTGGTCCCCTCGGGCAGCTTCAGGTCGTAGGAATCCGGGGCCTTGGGTTTGCCGTCGTCATCCTTGCCGCCTCCGTCATCCTTGCCACCGTCGCCCTGCTTGTTGTCGTCGCCAGACCCGGCAGCGTCGCCGTCGCCGCCCTTGTCAGCATCACCGTCGCCGTCACCAGCAGCAGCGCCCGCCTCACCGCCCTCGCCCGCCTCACTGCCCGCGTCATCACCCTCACCGGAACCGGCCTCACCAGCGCCAGACTCACCGCCGGCGATGGTGTCAGGCAGCAGCAGCACGTTCGGAAAAAGCAGGTCAAACAGCATGTCTCAAGCTCCGCGTGTGTGTGGGGGTGACATCGACGTTGAGATTATCTCATCACGGGGCGCAAAACTCAACCAGACGCCACAGGCGACGCGTCCACGCACGCCAATTCGACCGTCATCAATCCAACCTCATCGCCCGTCCGACGCCACGGCCACGCTTCCCACGGCTCGCCTTCGTTGTCACGGGCCACGATCATCACGACCGGCTGAGCCGGCCCCATGCAGCGGAGGATGTCCATGTCTTGCAGACTAAGCACATTGTCACCGTTGGGGTGCGTGTGCCAGTCACCCAGGTAGATCGACGCGCCGCGCGTCTCACGCACGATGCGGCGAATCTCCCCCATCACATACTCCGCGTCGCACTCGAAACGTGTCCGCTCATGCGTCGCGCCCGGCCCCGGACCGATCAGGTGTGTCACGCGAAGGTCCGCCCCGTCACGCCGCCCCATCAGCACGCCGCCCGTCTCGAACGGAAACATGCGGTCGGCCTCGACGCACATCGCGTCGTAATCAGACTGCGACATCAAGAGCTTCACGTCGCGCCTCCTTCACGCCGACGCTTGTCTTCGTCCATCGCTTCCTTCTGCGCCTGCAAGTACAAATCCGGGCAGTGCCGGTGAATCTGCGCCAGTAGTTCCAAGCCGACCTTGCGCTGCCCCTCGAAGAAGAACGTCTCGCTGCTGCCTGTGAAACTCGACTGATAGATACGGCAGTTGCCCAGCAGACGCCAGACGAACCGACGCCCGGCCGGCGTGCCCATCACTTGCCGAAGGTCAGACGCCGCCGCCTGCGCCTCTTGCTCCTGCCGCTCGGTCGGCTTATGGCGCTGTCGCTTACGTTGCTCGGACATCACCCACCCCCGGTCAACGCCGTCAGCGCTGACGCGCGGTTTGTGTCAGTCTCGCTAAGCAGCTTCGCGCCCCTGGCCGTCTGTTCCAGCAGTTCCGCAGACTCCGCCGTCTGCTGCTGGGCTTGACGCTGCTGACGCATCGCCGCAACCGTCTCATCGTCGCGCACGATCGACGGCGGGACGCCCAGGCTGTCCGCGTACTCGTCAAGAGACTGGTCGATGTCCACCTTGTCCAGCGCCGACGGCATGGCCCCGGCGATGTTGCCGGCGAAGCCGACGAACCGCTCGATGTTCGACACACTCACAGCCTTCTGCGCCTGAGCCATGATCGACACGTACTCAACCTTCAGCGGCGCGCCCTGAAGCTCATCAGGCGGCGGTGGGATCATCCCGCGGCGAAGCATGATCGCAAATGTCCGGTCAATCAACGGGTCAAGCAACTCATCGTTGAGCCGTTCGAGCACCGGCCCCAGCATCAGCATCTTCTCTTCCTGCCGCTCTGCGATCTCGCGGGCCGTGATCTCACGACGATCGGTCAACGCCATCATCAGGAACAGGTCCTTGTAGTACGCCGCGTTGATCCGGGTCTGCGTCTCCGTGATGTCAGCCGCGGCCGCGTCGATTCGGAAATTGACTTCGTGAGCCGCCCTGAACCCTCCGCGGTTGCTGTTCACGTCGTCAACGTAGGTGATGCCACCCGGCAACACGTTGGCCTCGTAACCCTTGAGCGACGTGGGCGCAACCATCGGCGGATCGACCATCTTGTCGATCGCCTTGGTCTTCACCTTCTGCTGGAACTGGAGCATCTTCGCGTCGCCCAGCGCCTCCATGCCGGGGCAACCCGTGCCATAAACGTCCTCACCGGCCGTGTGCCAACGCGGCGCGATGATCGGGTTCTCGTTGTAGCCCGACTCACTCAGGAACTGCTCGCCCAACTCGGCATCGCCGCCCTGCTTGCCACCGCCGCCCGCTTCATAGTGCACCGACAGCCACCGCTTGAACCGTGACTCCAGCCTGTCAGGGTCGTGCCTGTCGTTCGGCCGGATGATATGGACGATCGGAATCCACTCTTCGTACTGGCCACGGTCCCACAGGCTCTTGACCGACCGGCTGATGTTGCGGAACCGCCCCTTATCCGTCGATGCCTCCGCATCGCCGAACCGCTCCACAACCTGCCGCACGGTCATCTCGAACTCGCGGGCGAACGTCGTCGTGCGAAGTCTCGCGTCGTTGCCCAGCATGTAGCTACCGATCGGGTACGAATAGCACCGCAGAACGTCCTGATCGTCTTCGAAGACGCCGAACGCGGCCGTGGCAAACGTCCCCGTGTCCCCGTAGATCGTCGGCAACACGTTGTACAGGTTGGACCTGGCAAACAGCGTCAACATCCGCGTGGTCACCAGCGACAGCCATCGCTTGGCCGTTGCAAACTCGGCAAGGTCGGGATCGGACACCGTCAGCCTGACCCACGGCCGGGATGGCGACGTGAGCCCTGAGTGCATCCCCGCCGCCAGCGTGCGGTCCGCGATCATCGGCGTGTTGTCGATGATCTTGGTGTGCCGCCTGTCGCCCTTGTTCCTGTCTTGCGTCAGCCACCGCGAGCGCGTCGGCCGGATGTACGCGCTTAGATCTTTCCAGTGCGAGATGAACGATGACCGCTCATTACGCAACTGGCTCAGCAGGGAATCGAATTGTTGGCGTCGTGTCTCTGGCATCACGCCCCCAACAGCGTCTTAGCGCCGCCCTGCTGCTGCTGTTGGCCCACGTCGCCCAACGGCCCGGTCAGTATCGTGTCGCCGCGACCCCTCGCCGCGATCGCCCGCTTGCGCTGCCTGTCCGCAGAGTCAGAGGCGAGCTTCGCCTTGTCTTCCTCGCTCGTGGTCTTGGGTGCGGCAGGCGGCTTGCTAGGCTTGTTGGCCGCAGACGACGCGGCTGTGGCACCAGCAGACAGTAAACTCGCCCCGATGATCGCTTCAGCAACGCCCATGCCTCACACTCCCTTGTCGATCCGCCGCGCGTAGCAGCGGTGGGTTTGCTCGTACCCCATGCGCTCCAGCACCCGCGACGTGTCGTGCCGGTCGCACGACTGCCGCACGATGACGCGGACGCCCTCGGCGATCAGTTGCTCGTCAACCCACCGCATCAGCCGCACGCCGGCCATGCCAGACCGAAACTCGGACACGATGTACGTCGTGTCCTGCAGCGCCTGCAGCGCCTGCTTGCTGCCGCGCGAGTGCAGCGAATACGACACGATCATCACGCTGTAGCCGACCAGCAGGCCGCGATCGTCCCGCGCTGTGTAGCAGCGCAGCACGCCGGCATCGTCCAGCGCGTTGTACCGCTCAACGTCCGGGTCCAGCGGGACGCCAAGCAGTCCTGTCTCTTTGTGGTTGCGGGACAGCACACACGCCACCTCGGCCCACAGGTCGGCCGATCGCTCGCGGGCGAAGACCAGGGTTGCCGGGCTGTCGGCCACTGCCGTCATGCCGCCAGCGTAGCCGCGTGATGTGGAAAACTCAACAGTACGGGGCTAGAACGGGTCGTAGTCGCGGCGGGCGAACTGAGGCTGGCGCAGCTTGGCAGCGCCGGGACCACCACGCAGCGCGACCGGGTGTGCGAACGTGAGCGCTAAGGCGTCGGCGATGTCTGGTGATCGCAAGCCACGATCGCGCATCTGATCCTTGGTTTCAAGCGCGAAACGTCCCCGCTTGTTGGCGTAGCTGAACGTCGGGGCGCACAGGTCCGCCTTTAGCTCGGGCAGGTCAGGCAGACAACCGCCTGACTTGATCCACTCGGCCAACGACGACCACATCTCCGCCCGCTTGTTCTCGAAGTGGTCATCGTTGGCCCGGCCGCCGAAGTCCACAGGGATCGGTGAGTAGCCAAGCTGGTTGAGTCGGTCAATCACGCCCTCGCCGCGGCCGGCGTCCACGAATATCGCGTCCGCCTGCCACTGATCGGACTTGTGGGCCACACGAGACGCAAGCTCCATGTTATCGATGTTGTTGAGCACGATCGGCGGCATAGCCACCAGCCCCTGCCGTGGAAAAATCACCGAGCGATCATCGCCGTACCTCGCCACGTCCACGCCCAGGATGCGGGCCGATCCGGTGTAAGCACTATTCTCAAGATGCTTGCCCGTCGCCTCGATCACCTGATCAATGGTGATGAGTTGGTTGTCTGACGATGCGGAGAAGTCGCACAAGAACTCCTGCCGGTACTGGTTGTCGCTCATCGAACGCCGGGCGAGTGCCAGCTCATCGTCAGGCAGGACACCTGTATCCGCCACCGTCCAGCACCCGGCGTACCACGCCTCGTCTTGCATGGCCGAGTAGTACAACTCGCTGAACAGGTTGATCCCCTTGGGTGTGCCGATAAACAGCGCCCAGCCACGGCGGTCGGCCAGCGCCGGGCGAACGACCTCGCCCCAAACCTCGGGCCTCATGTCCGCGACCTCATCGAGGACGACACCATCGAAGTACATGCCGCGCATCGCGTCGGCGTTGTCCGCGCCGAATAGGCGGATGCGTGCGCCGTTGGGCAACTCAACCCATAGCTCAGACTCGTTGACCTTGACGCCCGGAATCTTGCGCGCGTAGTGGAGGATGTACGACCACGCGATGGCTTTGGACTGCTTGAGGTAGGGCGCGATGTAGCCGTAAACCGCGCGATATTTGCCGGTACGCAGAGCCGCGTCGATCAGGGTCATGATCGATAGGACGGTTTTGCCGCCGCGCCGGTGTACGACCAAGACGCTGAACCGACGAAGCGACCGGTGGCAGTCTTGTTGCCACCGACGCGGCCGGTAGCCCAGATCAACCACACCATCAGGCATCGTCGCCGCCAGACTCGCCGGGGATGCTCGCCGCCGCGTCTTGGCACTCAGGGCTGGCCGGGACAGCGGTTAGGACGGCGATGCGCATCTGGCCGCTGTGTTCCATGTCAACACCCTGCTTGGGCTTGCCATAGGCGCGGTCCAGCAACTCACGAGCCGCCGCCAGAGCCACGCGGTCATCATCGCTGTCAAGCAGCGCGACGATTCGCTCATACGCCTGCGGCGCATGCTTGCGGGCCAAGGCGCGAATCTCCTTGGTCTCTTTGCTTACTGATCCGAAGGGGCGTGCCATAGCTTAATGATATCGATTGCTCAATTTCAATTCACAGGTTGTTAACCGCCTCGACGCCAACGGTCGCGATGCTGCCTGGCCGCTGGACATAGAACCAGCGTAGCCAGGCGGTGTGATTTTCTCAACATGATCGGCTTAATCCTAGCTGCGAACAGTATTAACCTGATGAGGTTGGCGCTTAAAACGCTGCGTGAGATGAACTTATGTCAATCTTAACCTCTTAACCTGATTACCCCCCCCCCTCCAATACTTTCTGGATCTCCCCAATCTCAAACACTATATATAGACATTCACCCCACTGAGTTCTTACCTTATATAAACATAGAGGTTAATCAGGTTATATAGGTTATATACAGCAGGTGCAACAACTTACGAGATTTTTGGAGCGGTTACAATGGGGTTGCAATGCGGTTATGCCTCGCCAATGCCGCGAAGTATAGATGACGTTGACATATATACCTTGCGCCCTACAATCTCGCCATGATCGATACCAGCCACAGCCCGCCAGCTCTATATCGCCAGCACATCCAGTCGCTCGGTGCGGGGGGTGTCGTGTCATTCGACCCCGACGCGAACCAGAATGTGGGCCGCGAGGGCCAGGCAGCCCGGTACAGGCTGCTCGATGCTGTGCGGCAGTGCTGCCGGCGGTACGGCCGCAGGGTCATTGTCGAGTGGCAGATCGACCCGGATAAACAAGACGAGGCCGAGAACCCGGTGGTCGGCGGGAAGCTGGTACTCCGGGTGACGGTGACAGCGATCGATCCCGATGCCGACCGGCCGAGTTGCGCCGCCGACCGCGTCACCGCCGCCGAGATCGGCGACCTGCAAAGCCGGAGCCGCTGGCACAACTGGGGCGGCATGGCCGAGGGCGACTCAGCCACCCTGACCGTTGAGGACGACCGCCAGCTTGCCGCGGCGACGGCCAGCTACATGGCGTTCGGGCGACGCTACGGCGTTCGGTTCTCGCGTCGGACCCGACGGCGTGAAGATGGGCGGATCGAGATGACGGTCACGCGGGTGGAGTGACACGCAACCTCCGCCCGGACGCAACACGGACCGGAACTCGGCACTGGGCGCACGTTACGCCACGGAGGACCCGCCGCCAGCGCCCGGCCGCTCACCGTCAAGCGCGCCGCCGCCGTTCTGGCCACGCTCAGCCTGCTTAGACACAGCGATGCAATGACCGTGCTGCTGACCGCAGCGCGATGAGCCAGAATAAAGCAAAAAAAATAATGGATCGGGTGTTGACATAATCACAACGCACGATATATTATAACAACACACGGCAATAAAGGAGCCACACCCATGCACGACCAGACCGCCCAAGCCCTCGCCTTATACGACCAGCTCAAGGCCAAGCGACCGGAAGTCCTGCTGATGATCCGCGTGGGCGACTTCTACGAGATGTTCCGAGGCGACGCCCGGGCAGCGCACAAGGTGTTTGGCGTGGCCTTGACGACTCACGAAGGCGTCGTCACGGCAGGCGTCCCATATCACAACGTCGAGAACTACTTGCGCCACCTCATCATGGCCGGTCACCGCGTGGCGATCTGTGAACATTCCGCCGCCGCTGATGCCGCCGCCTGATCCATGATCACCACCCCGCCCGGAGCCAGCCCATGACACCCGCCAACGCCGCCGCCCAATTCGACCGCCCCAGCGCCGCGAACACCGCGGCCCTGTCGCCCAAGCTGGCCCGCGACATCGCGGACGCCGACGCCGGAACGCTGTTGGCCCTGCTACGCGGCCTGACTGAGCACGCCAGCCACCACGCCCCCAAGTCCGACCACCTGCAGCCGTGCGGCGGGACGGGCTTGCGATCGCGTCAGGTCTGCATCGAGCGGTACGGCCCCACGCTTGGCGCAGGCGTGTACCAGGTCGAGCGAGGCCTTCTCCTGAGCGGGCGCGGGAAGCGGGGTGCGGCGTGACCATCATCAACACCGCATGGGAAGCGTTCGCGTGGGGCGCGTCCGATCAGGTTCGGCGCTACCGCCGCAACATGCCCGACTCGATGCCGCCTCGCCTACTGGTCCCTCGCGGTGTGTTCCGGTCGCTGGGCATCGACCCGGCCGACAGCCACTTCCTGATCGTTGATGGGCATCCTGTCCCGCTGTCGTGCGTCGGCGGCTGGCTCGTCAGCGTCGCACCGGCCACAGGATTCGAGGAACCCGCCGAGCAACCCACCACGGAGCTATTGCCATGACCGCCACCACCGATCTACCGCGCGACATCATCACCCCCAGCGACAAGCAGCACTGGCTGCACCTGCGGACCAACGACATCACCAGCACCGAGGTTGCCGCGTTGTTCGGGATCAGCCCATACACGACCGAGTACGAGCTTTGGCACCGCAAGCGCAACCGAGACCGCGGCGAGATCGAAGCCAACGAACGCATGGTCTGGGGTAACCGACTGGAGACGGCCATCGCCGACGGCGTCGCCGAAGACCTGGGCATCGATGTCGAGCCGATGAAGCAGTACATCAGCATCCCCAAGCTGCGCATCGGCTCATCGTTCGACTTCCGG